GACAGGGCCACCAGTTGCCTTTCCTATGATTGATGCAGAAGAACCTGGGCCAGATCCTAAGAATAATCCAGCTACATCCGTGACAAAGCCAGTAATCTTTTTCACCACGAATACACGATAGAGTTCGGCAATAATATCAACAGCCATACTTCTGAATGCGTCTTTAGCTGACATAGTGCCTTTGACCACGCTCATAAATGCATTCTCAAACGATTGACCTATGTCTGTAGCTAGTCTTTGCATAGCTTCCATTTCAGGAGTTAGCTTATTAATTTCATCTTTTATCTTTGGAACCTTCACTGTCATTTCATCGATTAGTTCTTGGACAGATTTATAACCCAACTTATTCATATAATCATTGGACACTTTACGAGGGTCACCACCTCTACCAGAACCTACAAAAGGCTCTCTAAACATATCTTGCAACTCTTGTTGTGATTTTTTTATCATCTCATTGCCAAGAATACGACTTCTAGCATATTGCTTATGTGCTTGTTGAGATTTACTGAGACTTTCCGTTTCTGCTTTAGCCGCCATAATAGAAGCAGCTACTCTTGATTGACCATATTCAGCGTTCGCTGCTTGCAATTTTTCTATATTCTTAGCTTCTTCTCTCGCCGCTAAAAATTCAGCAGCCATCCTTGACTGTGCATATTCCAGATTAGCTTGCCTGTTGTTTTCAGCAGCTTCTCTTTGCAGTCTCGCAATCTTGTAAATAGCTAGCTCTTTTTTGAGCATGGCATCACTAAATTCCAGAGACTTCTGTTTTGCGGATGTAGTGTCTAAATATTCTTGAAGGATGTCTTGTTGAACTGCAAGATCTGCTTGGGCTAGCCCTAATTGGTTTCTAGCGGTTCGCGCTCTTTGAGTATTATCTTTCCCACGTTTCTGACCTAAATCTACCAATTCTAACTCTAGATCTACAATTTTTTGCTGGATATTCTTTATTTTTGTTCTAACCGCTAATTCAGCAGTTGACCTTACACCAGCTCTAAAGACCTCTAACTCTTTCGCAGCTTCTGCTGTTTCTTCTTTCAGCTCTTTTATTTCATCCTTAAAGGATTTTGATGCCTTTGTAGCGCCCATGAAAGCAGTACCAATAGCGGCACCAACAGCGACAACAGCACCTAAGACAGATCCAATTGGTCCAAACACTGCAAGCATTTGAGAACCCTGCTGACCGAATGCTTGCAGAACATTGGTTCCGTTTTGCACCTGAACAGCAAAGTCAGCAACCTGATAGCCAGCCTGTTGAGCCAAGCCCTTACCAAACTTGTTCATAGAAACAGCGGTTTTATTGTATTGATTGGAATGTTGCTTAAGGACGGCACTTGTGTTGCGAGTTTGATCGCCTACCTTCTTTACGCCATGTTGAACTTTATTAAGTTGTCGTAAAGCATCGCCCGATTGTACGCCAACGATAATATTAAAATCAGTCATTCGAGCGATCCTTCAGCACTTTGTAATACGCGACCCATTCGTTGTATTCATCCATCGTCATCTGGTCTATTTCAGCTATCGATCTTCCTAGCTTTTCGGCCAATGTTATGACGTTCATCCTGAATGGATCGTCAGTTAGTTTTTTTCCAGTTCCTCCACCGTCTTATTCTGTATGATAGACGATGCGACTCTCATAACCACTAATGGGTCACGATCATCAAACCATTTTTTGTCACCAAAATCAAATAGAGGATCACCCTTTTCATCAAGAGCTTTCGTAATAAGAATATGAACTTGGACTTCAATATTCATAATATTTTCATAGAAGTCAGGATAACGCTGAGTAATCTTCTTCTGATCTTTTACAGTCATAGGTGTCCAGAAGATCTTGAGCGGCTGACCGTTGATCAACCACTCAGGAACTTCCATAGACTTGACCTCTTCTGAAGCGACTTCAATTTGTGAAGTAATAGACATTAGACAGTTCCGATTGTTAATGCTCCAGTAAGCTGCATTTCAACTTCAAGAGTAGCAATGCCATCATGAGTTGCACCTCTAGCAACAGAAGTAACAATAAAAGTACCAGTGTATTTTGTATCACCGCTATCTGCACCTTCACCGTAAAACTCTGCGTCAACACTATCACGCTGAACCAAGTCAGCTTGTGGTGCGTTATCAGGGTCCCAGAATAGTGATAGGCTGGCAGTACCTGTTGCTAAACCAGCAATATAAGTTCTATTCGTAGCACCCATAGTCGTAGAGTCGACTGTGTCTGAGGTCATTGTTAAAGACCAGCTCAAAAGCTCGCCTAAAGCTGCTGGAGAACCACCGCTAGTGACTACATTGCAGCTCCCATCTGATCCGAAATAAGTAGCCATAGTTATGATCTCCTTCTACTTGGCTGTTTCCACATCGTTAATAGCTGTAACATATCTAACCGCATAAGTTAACTTAGCTACACCTAATATTTGATCGGCTTCGCCGTCAAATTGTATTGCAGTTGAAGTTAATACAGAAGACTTAACTAGTCCACCGATAGTAAAATCGTTGGCCATTGCTTCTTCAACTTGCACTGCTATTGCATCGACATCATCATCAAAGGTGCTTGTTTCCCTGACGTAAATATCAATCTCTAATGATAAGTTTCTTGTGACATCTGTCACACCAATATTATATCTGTCGCTGGCTTCACTGCCTGTATATACACTTATGGCTGGCAGCAGATCTTCGTTCAACGGATGTACCCTCGTGGTAAAAACACGGCTGCTAACAAGCGTTACCGCTGTTGTAAGTGTGGTTGCAACTGCATCCCGTATTTGCTGCCTAACGTGTGCCATTATTGTTTCTCTAGCTGTATAGTCGTGACGCCAGTACCATCATGTATCCAAGCAATAACATTATATGTGACGGAATTGACAACTAAAGTTTGACCAGCAGCAATACTGGAAATATCTGTGGTTCTGCAAGTGAAACGCGGCTGCTCTTGATGCACTTGTGCAGTGCCGCCAGCATCCATTGGTACTGTTTCATTATCAAAGATGCCAATGAGATCAGCAGACTGATATGTTGCAGTCGTTGCAAAATCCTCAATGGCAAATAATGAAAGCAGATCATTTGCAAAACCTATGGCCATTATTCGTCACTTTCTGGCTTTTCCAGCTTTTCCTCAGACTTCTTTAGTCCGACTGATCGAGTTGTTTTCTTTGGGGCTTTAGCTTTTGGAGCTGCCTTTGGTGCAGATGCAGCCTCTGCATATCCGCGCTTAATCAGCTTCTCTGCTGTTCTATCAGGGAGATCATACTCTTCGCCCTTCATCATGTTTCCACCGTGTCCAGTAAAACACTTCTCTAAAATCTTCACCTTCATTTCATTATCCTCCTACAAAGGGAGATGGGGCATTTCTGCCCCACCTATCTATCTTATGAGTGGTCAACCTCGTTTGTGATACCGAAGCTAACAGCGTTGCGAACACCTACGTCTAGTTCTGCGTGTAGCACCATACGAACTGTGCCAGCACGTGATCCTGTATATGGATCAACTAGGATTGAAGGTGCGCCAAACTGTGCAATGATCAACTGTGAGAAATCACCGAAAATCAATGCAGAAGCGTCATTACCACCATCACCTGGGTCAAGTGTTGTTGGTACGTTTGAGCTAAACGCTGCTGGGTAACCGTAGATGTTATTCCACGGATCATTCAACAACATTACGCTATCTGTTGACGCCACTTTAACAGTTTGTGACAACTTAGCTTTCACTGATGGGTGTGATAAGAAACCAGCAGCATTGCCATTAACAACGCCATTGTCCTCTTCAACCAATTTCACAAGTGCAGTGATGTCAGCCCATGTTAGAGCTGCAACGTCTGTGCCTGTTGAAATATCTAGGTCATTCACGCCTGATGTGTTCAAGATACCTGTCGGCTGGCCACCGGAGCCAGAACCTTGGATAGCATAGAACTCTGTGCGATCAGCAGCAGAAGCAAGAAGATCGTTTTGGATCACTTGTTCAATTGCTGGAACACTTTCCATCATTAACAAACGTGACAAGTCTACAAACGCACCCATTGTGCGTGGCTGTAGAGTTACACCGCCGTCTGTACCAGCTCCGTCAGCAACATCTGCTAATTCTTCAACAAATGCAGCGTTTGAACCAGTTGCCAACTTTGGCATTTTGATACGGCCAGTTAAGCCTGTCATGTAAGTAGCACCTAAACCGCTTAGAACTTGTCTAGCTCTAAGTGCTTCAATGAACATATCGCCACGATGTGCAGTTGGTACGAAGTCATCGAAAACAACTTCTGCACCAGAACCGCCTGTAGCCGCTGTAGATAACGGACCACGTTGACCCCATGCAAAATCAGGAACATAAACTCCTCTTGCATCGTGTCCAACACGCTTTGCGATTTCATCGTTCATTTCACGCTCAAAGCCAGCCTTGCGCCAATCGCCTGTTACTTGCGCTTGGACCATGCGGCCTAGTGAATACTCACGCTTCTGTTTTACAGGCACATCAACCGCTGCTGGTGCAACGTCTAATGGCTTGTCACCAATCGCGTCTAGTAGTTGGCCACGGAATGCATCCACGGACATACCTTTGCGAATGGCTTCATCACCTAGATCGCGTCTATTGTGTTTAGCTGCGATACCTAGGATTTCTGCATCGTTCTTTCGCGCTGCTTTCACTGCTTCAGCTCTTTCAGCGTCCAGATCGATGTCTTTTTTGACTTCCTCAGTCATAGTAACATCCTCCTTAGATGGGTTAGATTTAGGTTCTGCTGGAACAGATCTTCCAACACCCACCAGATTGGACTGATCGGCTGGTACTGAAACGATACTTATTTCCATTGGTGTGGTGGCTACCCTGTAGTAATCTTCAGGATCGTCATCACGAGTTATTCGGCCATCAATACGATAACCTACACTGATGTTTTGTCTGATGCCATCAGTAACATCATCGAACACCTCTGAAGCAAGCGCACTTTTTCCAAAGCGAACTTCTGCACGAAGACGACGTGCAGTTTCATCGAGTTCAACCCTTTCGACAACACCGATCTGCTTTTCCATATCATGGTCCAGCAATAAAGGTGCGCGTCCACTGTTTAAGAAGTCTAGCTTCATACTTTCTTTAGTATGGTCTATGACCTCCAATCCAAAAGATCTTTCAACTGGCTCCTCAGTAGAAACGCCGACTTTTACCCGTCTAGCGTCTACATCTATAGCCTTATCTTTTTTATCCATGTAATGAGAGCGTCTTTCCATGTCTTCACGGCTATAACGCTCTTCTTGCATTTCTTCTTCATCATCGTCATGGATTTTTGCATAAGTAATCACATAAGCGTCTTCAGTTTCCTGAATGTCAACGATATGACGCTCTTCCATTTCTTCAAATAAATCATCTGACATATCTTCGCCTCTCTTTGTACTCATGGGATGACCTTTAGGTAATAAGTCCGTATCATGCTTCCCTGATCTGAATTTACCATTTCTTAACGCATAAAGGAAGCTATTACAGCGGGCAAAAGCCCACTGCTCAGGACTTGTAACGCTTGGACGGACACTTTGAGGGTTGGTTTTATATGCGCCAACACCTCTATTAAATACAGCCGTCAAGGTTCTAAGATTGGTTCGCTTGCTAGCAACATTACCAACTTTTTTATTATGATCTTCAACTTTATTTTTCAGACCCGTCTTGACAGCATCCGTTAAAGCTCGAATACCACGATCTTCTTTCTCTAATCGATCTCTGATGGCCTTAGACCATCTAAACCCAGCGTCACCGCCCCAGAGCGCCCACGCTATGCGTCCGTTTGATGGATAACCATCTTCACCCTGACTAAATCCTTCAGCTTGCTTATCAACTTCGTGACGGCTGAAAAAGCTGTACATCCTGATTACTGTGTCTTCTGATAAATCCTTATCATTCACAATATCTCTGGCCCTAGCAATGCCAACAGCAGTTCCACCACGCCCAAACTCACGCCGCCAATCTAGACCGCGTTGAGCTTCTTCCTTCATGCCTTGAGTTGGACTATACATCGTCAGCATCCTCTGTAATTTCTGGCTGCACTGGAGCTTTCTGCCCGAATGGCTCAAATGCCATCTTCAGACCGTATCTCTCTGCCATTTCCTTATCAGATTGGATTTGCTCAAACAGATCCTCGACATCTCTGCCATAGTTTGACGCAATATCGTTCATGCTTACGATACCATTAGACAGAGCCGTCACATTTGCGTTGATCTCTCTTTGTGGATCTACCCATGCAAAACCTCTGCCTCTGAAATGTACATTATCCGCAAATTTTCCATATTTAGATATAGGGATAGGAATATCGCCAAAAGTAAGGGCGCTGTCGAGCCAAGCACGGAAGACAGGCTCACAAAAATGTTGTATAATAAAAGATTGGAGTGTCTTGTAATGATCTCGCTCTTCTATTGTTCCTTGCCGGATAGAAGAATATGAAACACCCTTCAGATCATTAGATAGACTGGTATAACTGACATTTAGACCTGATGCGATACCTCGTAAAACGGCTTCCTCGAAGTCGGCAAATGCTGATGTTGGGTGAGCTGGATCAATCATCTTAAAGTCATGGCCGGATGGTAGCTGATAAACTGAAGCTGGAGCCATGTCGATTACTGGCACTTCATCTTCTGTCTCATCATCACCGATAAACTCATCTCCATCAGGTGTAGTGATAATACCGAATTTTGCAGCAGCAGCTCTAGCAGCAATCAACTCAGCTTCACGATAACCATGCAACATCTTCAATGATGCTATCGCCGGAGCCATAAATGGTTCGCCACGGTTTTGATGTGTCCTTTGCGGTATGAATACATGCAGCATCTCATCGGCTGGTACACGAATATGCTTTCGGTTGACCTTGTTAGCAAAGTTCAGCGTATCATTTGGATGAGCCGTCAAGACATAGTAAGCAACTGGCCTTTGGAACTGGTCAACCTCAACGCCCATACGGATCTGATTGCCGTTCTCTGCTTTTCCGTTTTTACTTTCATCAACAAGATCGCTTTCTATGAACTGCAATGAAAATCCATCACGAAAACGTCTGTTCGTTACAAATTTTACAAACACTTCACCATCTCTGGCTAATGTTTCCGCTGCATAGCGCTGGGCATCAAGCCAAGACATTCTGCCTGTCGTATCACAGTTGCCCAATCTTCCCCATGCCTTAAATGCATCCTCAATGATAGCATTTCCGGCTGAATCTAATGATCTATCAGAATTTCGAGCTCTTACCTGGAGAGAGAACCCATTTTCACCGACTACATTTGTTTTTATCAGATTAAGAAAGCGTTTAGCATATTCGTTGTTTCTACCAAGATCACGGCTTCGATTTCTCAGGATAGCTAGATTTGTTCTCAGTTCACTGTCAGCAGAAAAGCTTGATCCTATGAAGTCTGCATACAATCTGCCCTGATTAGCGCCAGCATAATGACGCAACCTTCTGCGACTTCGTTTGCCTGTATGCTCATCAGCTTGTTCGTTACGGAATGGTAAAAAATCCAACAAGCCCATTTTAGAACCTCATTAACACAGTTGATGACGTTTTGCGGCCATGCTTAACATCAAGTTTTCTTCTATATGCTTTGACTTCGCGCCTATAATTATCACGCCAAGTTAGTAATTCTTCAGGTGACATTTTAGTCAAGGATCGTCCGGCAATGCTATAGCTGGAAACATCTGCATCAGCTCTATTCTCTAAGACCGACTCAATCTTTTGCAGCATCTTCTCTGCATGGGTTCGTGGATCAACTGCGTTAACATCGAGGTCAACAGTGACATCCAGCTCACCCTGATCAACGACAATCCTGTTGCTGGAACTGGTTTCAAGTATCTCTATTTGATAGTGATACATGCCAGCAACATAATTTGCTGTCACTGTGCTTGCAGCGGTAAATAAATAATCATTGCCGCTGTTTGTTGCCGCTATACTGAACTCCACATTAGCACCAGTTCCTGATCGAGCCATGAAGGTCATTGAATGAGCTGTATTTGCGTAATCGCTAGAATATTCTGTCAGTTTGAACTGAACAAAGTCCCCGATAACGATAGACTTTGGAACTTCGGTAGGTGCATTATCAGCGTCAAATAAATTTGCCATATTCTAATATCCTGTCACAAAGTTATTCGGACGCGGTTTATGCACACGCCGCACAGGTTCATTTTTCTTTGATTGTACCCTATTTTGTGCCTGTTTTGCAACCGCATCTATATTTATGTTTAAGATACTAAATGCTGCGGTTGCATAGACGCGGCAATCTAATGCCTCGTTCCTTTGCCGGATCTTAATCCATTCACGCCTTGGACGCCCTTTAAAATAACGGGTTACCTTCTTCTCTGACGTTAACATTCTGAAATATTCCTCAGAGTTTTGGCTACTGAAATGACAATATCCAGGTCCGAAATCCCTTATCTTTAATCGGGCAAATATCAGCTCTTTTGCTGTATCTGTACCAACTGGGAACAAATTTATCTTACCAATATTGTTTTTTGATGGCCGTCCGACTATTGGCTTACCTTCACCGCCAATACCTTTGATCGCGAATATCCTACGTCCAGCGCGAGTTTTGCAGTAGTTATAAACCTGTTGCGTATAGTGACCGCCTGAGTCAACGCAACTGGATCTAATCATCATATCACCTGAAGTCGGATGCTTAAACGATTGCAGCAAGGTTGTATCTAGGACATTCCAGAAATCCTTAGTCGATGGATCTCCATAGAACTCATCATAGAAAACGCTATAGCTTCTTTCACCTTCAGCCCATCCAACAATCTCAACAGCAGCTCGATCATCCTGAATATCAACACCAGCCGTTAGAACAAGGACATCTTCTGGCAACTGGTCGCCAAAATCTTCCCGTCTTTCCATGAGGTCATATTCATCCAGACTTTCGCCCTGATCTTCCCAAGTCTCGCCAAGTGTTGTGTTTACCCATGTCTTCAATCGCATTGGATCTTTCTTAGATGCGATAAAATCACGCACTATCTCAGTCAGACTGTTCCAAGGCGAATACAGAGCTGAAAGATGGAAGCCAGCCGTTTTGCCGTCACCATCTCCAGTTTTGCGCCATTCACCATATCGAATGGCCTTATATCGATCAGCGTCATTCCAGCATGATCCACATTCTGGGCAAACATATTCAGCAGTATTCGGATCGCTGTTTGTCCACTTCACATTAGCCCATGTAAGAACTTGCCATTCTTTGCAATCGTGACACTCAACGTGAAATTTTCGCTGGTCACTTTCCTCATATGCCTGTTCAATCCGTGACGCACCCTTTTCTGTCGGAGTGCTAACTAAGACGATCTTTCTATTCCAGAATGTAGTCGATCTCTTTCGGGCCAGCGATACTGGATCTCCCTCAGTTCCAGCAGATAATGGATAACGGTCCACCTCATCACACAAGATAAGACGGCAAGGTCTTGACGCAAGGGAAACAGGACTGTTTGATCCTGCTGCTGTCACATGTCCACCTGGGAATATCTTATGCAGTGTCGTATTGCCGCCATCTCTAGATCGGGGATCACCAACACGGTCATGCAAAACGGGTGTATCTCTGATCGCTGGTGCTAGTCTATCCTTTGACCAAGTTTGTGCCATTTCCAGAGTTGGCTGCACAACAAGCATTGGAGCTGGATCTTGATGGATATGAAAACCGACAACATTGTTGATCAGCTCTGTCTTCCCGATCTGAGCTGCTGTCATTAATACGACTGTCTCAATCTTTGGATCACTTATAGCGTCCATCATGCCGCGCTGGTACTCAGCCCGTTTGGTTGACCATCGCCCAGCTTCAGCAGAACTTTCTGATGACAGTTGCCTATATTGATCAGCCCATTCAGAGACAGTTAGCTTGGGTGGTGGCTTCAGCGCCCTTCGCATTGCTTGCTGCAAACGAACCTGAAATTTCTTACGCTGCTTCTTTCTGACGGTATCCGACCAGCTCACTTAATGCATCCTTTACTGCTAGTTCAAATATTGTCTGAACTTCCTGAACATCTTTGGCGGCAAATGCTTCTGCTGCCACTTTGGTTGGCGCTGCAAGTAGTTTGGTTTTGCAGTTCATCAACTGTTCCTCGAAGTCGCTGACAACATCTTCGATATATAGTAGCTCTCCACGCTCTACCATATTTTCCATTTCCTTTGAGTCGGCTTGCTCCTTTGCCAGCCTTGCTCTTTCTGCTGCAAGATCCAATCCGTCTGCTGAATATCGTCCGGCTGCAACCTCTCGCAGATGATCTAGATACTGCCTAGAACATTCTTCGTAGGTATATTTTCCACGCTCTCTTTCTTCAATTATTCCTCTATTCACCAAATCATTGAAGGTTTTTAGCGTTATTGATAGTTTCCTTGCTATTTCGCTCTGTGATGCCATTTTTAGCCCTTTCTAGTGGCCTTAAACATAATCTTACTATATTATGGCTTGCAAGACTAGATCTAGTACCACCCCCCTTACAGCGCCCCTACCACTAGAAACATTTCGTGCCTCGCGCGTACC